ATCTTATCTACAGGCACTCCGGTTAGTTCCTCGTACATCACTGCGTACCCGGAACATTGCATAAAGTAATTTTCAATATACTGCTTTTGTTTTCTTTTTGATGATGTTTTGAAGTCGATGATGCTCAATCGACCTTTATGCTCTGCTATACAGTCAACAGTTCCCGCCAGCCTCAAATAATTTGAGTACAACCGTTGCTCCTGCATGTGTATATTGTCAATCTCTTCCAAGGCAGGTATGATACTGCGAAAAAGTTCCTTATCAAATAAAGTTACTTGTCTGCCTTCATAAGGATCTTTGTTTTGCAAATACGCTTCACATAAACTGTGTAGTCGTGTTCCCCTTGCAGCAGCTTTGGTTGCTATGTAATTCGCCCGATCTTTCCCGACTTTTCGTCGCCAGGCATCCAACGACTCCTTACCGTATTCCTGTAACACCGTTGTGATGGAAGGAAACTTTTTACCCTCAGGGGTAACATAAATTCTCTTTCCTGTCGCAGGATTAGTTAACTGTTTGAGCTTTGGAATTACGGGCGAATTACTTATAGCGTTATAAAATTTCATCTGCAGAGGTATATTTAATAAACATCAATTTTACCTTATACAATCGCATTTGTCAATTGCAAAAGTAATCATCTCGCAGACCCCAAACCTATTGTCCAAGAGTAAACATCATCTCTGGTTTCCTTGTACCTGATACTGAGAAGTTCTCTAAGTAAAGTATTTAGGAATATCTTCCTCGTATTAAATTGAGAATATCTCAGCATCACAATACCCAGCAAAAATAGCACAAAGTGCAGGCCTTGGACAATAGTAAAACTAAATTTGTGACTCCTCATACTTTAATCTTGCCAGAATGTATTGTTTAACGATCTCGCTTCTGACAATATCATCAACGTTAAATTCTATAAGTTTAAACGAAGGCATCATTTTAGCTATGGCTATGAACTTCTTGAGTCCTGACATATCATGCTTCTTGTTCAGATCAGTTTGCCTGAAATCGCCGCAGAATATGATCTTCGAGTTCATACCCACTCTGGTCATAATTGTATTTATTTCGCAATCATTTAGATTTTGACACTCATCAACAATAACTACTGTATCGTCCAGTGTCACTCCTCGCAAGAAGGATGTAGTCAAGAACTGAATGGCTCCTTGTTCTGTTAAGCGTTGGTAGGCATCAGATCGGTTGAACAGATTGTGGCAAATCTCCATATAAGGTTGTTGATACACTTCAGTTTTTTCTTTCTCGTCGCCCGGAAGGTGTCCGATCTCGCGTGAGGGAACGATAGATCGAACAATCACCACTCTCTTAAATGTTGTACTTTTGTCGAGCACTTCCTCGAGGGCTTTATAAAGTGCTATGTATGTCTTTCCTGTACCTGCTACACCATGAAGAAGCATGAATTGTTCTTCTTGTTTGTAGTAGTCAAAGAAAATTTTCTGATTATCTGTGAGTGGCGAAATCACATCCATATCGTCGATTCTTATTTTTAGACGATTGGAAGACAAAGTAATTTGTGGCTGACGATCTTGTTTTTCTTGTCTTTTTGCCATAGAGCCCTCTAAAATGAAAAAAGACAGCGTTGCATTGCTGTCTCTTCTGGTTAGTGGTAAAACTTTTGCAATCATCTTGAAAGTTTATTGTTCAGATTGCTTTTTGGTTGTGACTCATGTATTTTCGATAGCACCTCCCTAAACCCGTTATCTACTGTTCGAATACCTAAACGAACTGAATCTCCGACACCCGGTGTGCCGATGAGAAGTTGAACTGATGAAGATTGGCATGAGGGGCAAGGTTCGCCCTCTGGTTGTTTGCGATCTTCTATCATGTACTTTTCGGTGAAAGTATGACCGCAAGATGAGCAATTGTAATCGTATAGTGGCATAGTAATATTTATAAAATTGAGGTATTGTACCAAGAAGGAATCTCGCGTTTCTTCCATGACGCCAAATGTTTTTTGCCTTCAATGTAATAGTTGCGATATGAAGTCAATGAATCACCGGGCACTTTGTATATATCAGGCATTGCCGGAGTGGGTGCAGTAAAAACTCCATCTGATATATTTTCGGGCCATGCATACAACAATTCCATGTAGTTAGCGCAAGCATGCCTTTTACCATAACGGTGCGAGTATTCGAGCAACAAATAATTCCACATGCGGTTAAGCCACATGTAATTTTGCTTTGTCTTGCGAGTCCAGACAGCAGAGGGATGATTAATATGAGATGCTTTCATCAACCCTGATTCGTATTTAGGATCTGCCATGCGCCATCGTCGAATCCGCCGACCGTTGGCGGTCAGCCCCATGTATTCTTCACCATCAAGTAAACGATGAGCGGTTGACATTAGCTGAGCGTACTCAATAATCATCTTGACTACGTGCTTGTCATTGTGCATTAACGCACAAGTTTTCGGATCCTCATGCAGGTAAAAAATATTCATTTGGGGTTATCAGTATAAGTTTGTTCAACTGATGAAAGGATATTCATTATCAAGAATTTTGATTTGTCAGAAAACAAGTCGCAGTCCCTTGCCTTCTCCAAACATGATATAACAAAGATGGGATCAATGTCAATCAAATTATTTTCTGTTACCAGAAAAGTTAGATGACCAAAGCTATTGATAGCAAGAATAGTTATGAAAATCTCGCTGTCATTATACAGCGAGATTCGGAATGATATAGGTCGAGATGCTTCACCAGGGAATCTGATGATCTTTGCGCTCACCGCCAACTTTTCCTTCTTGATCTATCTTTGTGACAAACTTATTGCGCTTATCTTCATCACTAATTTTTCTTAGATAGTCATTATCCTCGTTGAAGATACGCAAATATTCTTCTTCAGAGATAATCCTATGGGAAGTAATGTTTTCACTCACATGTTCTTGTGATAGTTCAAGAGCTTCTTCCATTGTGACTGTATCAAGCGCCCAATCTGATTTCCCTTTCGGAACCTGAACCGCATATCGAATGCGAAATATTGAGACAGTTTCAACAAGCACCAGCTCATGTTCTTCTATCTTTTTAGTCAAAGTATATGACCCATCGCCGTTATCTTTCCATACAATTTCGTCTCCCTCTTTCCATCCTAGCTCGGAGAGATATTCTTCTTCGAATTGTACAGCAAGATCGCCGTCCTCCAGTTCAACGATTGGGGCTGTGTAGCTTTTTGTCATCTTTCACTCTTTTGTAGTCAGTTAGCCAACAGAGGGGGTTTTGAGGTGGTTTATTTTCGGGGGGTGGTTTAGGTTTTTCACTTTTCAATAACCAAGCCATAAATTTTCCTAAATAGGATTCCTTTCTTCAAATGACTTTTGATTGCGAAATTTCCGCCGGTAGGCGGTCTTCTTGTTAACCTTTCTAACCTTAAAGAGTCCTGAGGTCAACAAGTCAAAGGCGATGGGATCTCGCCTCTTAACTAATTTAGTATTGTACATAATCACACCGGCGTGTAGAAGAAACATACCGACCATACTGGTCATATAAAGGAACACGAAAACATTGGCGGCGAACTACAGGACCGTAATAGTATTCTCCTGATTGATGCGGAGGCTGGTAATATACCTGAGGGGGGCTAACATAATACGGAGGGGGAACAGGTTCAGCTGCAGCGCGACCAATAAGCGCGCCGCCGATAGCGCCGATAAGGGCTGCTTGTTCTACAGGACCCCAAGCATGTGCAGCAGGAGCTAGAGAGATCAACAAAGCGACGATAATTTTACGCATGATTACTCCTCAGTATAACTATAGGATGAGAGCAAATTTTCCATATTCAACAGGTACTCCTCCAGATACGCATCCTCCTCGATTTGGTCGAGCAGGGCTTGCACTTCCCACTGCTGGAGCTCTGAAGAAACACTCTGTAGTAAATTATTTATCTCATCCATGGTTTTAACCCAAAAGAAGTAGCGCACCCAAAACTATCAAAGTGCCGTAAGTCGCCACCGGTAGTAAAAAGGGAACTCGGTAGCAGAGTTCCTTTAGTTTATTAAGCACTCTCTTCCCAGACGGATGAAGAATTTAGAATGCTGATCTGGTGAAGCTGTTCTTGCAAAGGTAGCTTTGATAGAAGGCTTGCGGTCAGCGAAACCAGGTAACCCGCAGTGTAAGCGTAGCTGTCATTCTTGCGAGTAGCTTGGTTGGCGAAATTACTAACGATTTTTTCAAGTTCCTGACGCGAGATCTTCTTAGCCATTTAGGCCTCCTGAATCATTCAACAGATACAATTATACAGATTCTGGCAGAAAGTGCAACCCCTGTGTTGCAAAAAAACAACACCTAGAGTCACCTAATCTAGGACCTTCGCAGGATATCTTCTTCAGAACATTCCGAACCATACTGTATTTCAACGATTCGCAGCGGCTCTTGACCCTGATTTTCAAGCTGGTGCCATTCACCCACTTTGATAAACAAACTTTCCATTGGATTATACCTACCCAAAAAAAGCTTTGCATTAGTCATGCGCTCATTCAAAGTCCATACTGTAGCGACACCTTGAACTACAAGCCAAAACTCATTTCGTTTTGAGTGCTTTTGCATACTGAGGGATTTACCGGGGGAAACATAAAGTTCCTTTACCTTCACAATATTTTCTTGTGAATAGAGGACCTTATATTCCCCCCAAGGTTTTTGAACAGTCATAGATCAATCCGTTCAATAATAATATTGAGTTTTTCTTCGAGAGCCCTTAGGCGATCTACTGTTTCATGCAAATTTAGTCTCATTGGTGATGGGGAAGTAGGTCGCAGTTCACCAATTTGAATAGGTGTAAACCGAGTCTCGCCAACAGCGGGAGTCATAATAGAACTCAACCTGCTAGACAAAGATTCAACACGATTAGTAATATCTTCAATTTTCTCGAAGATGACAGTCTTAATATATTCTTCCATCGGATTAGGCGCAAGGCTTTCAAGGACGATGGGTTTCATTTGCTCGATATTGAGCTCTTTATAATTTTGACCTGAAGGATCGAATCGGTACTGATTTTCATGCATGGTAACCTCACTTAGTTGCTAGTAAAAAAAGACCTACATTTGAAAAGGCGTATCCTGCAAACGCCATTCCCATACCAGTGTTCCCCTTAAGGGCTTGCTCAATGGCTACGTAGAGATACAACAAACCCACAAAAAGTATAAGACCTGAACTCATGTTGCGTCGCAATATAAATAATAGGAAGACAAAATCTTCAAAATTTCAATAACCCAAAAGGTCAAAGATGATTAAATCAATTATAAATTACTTCTCTCTAAAAATCAAGCAATATGATGAAAAATCTTTTAATGAGAAATACTTTAAATATGCCCAAGACATCGTAGATGTTGAGAGAATCCTTCGTCAAATTGACCACAACCGAAAAGGATTTCTACAATGAAAAAAGTATTTCATGTTCTGAAAGTTATTCTTGAATCTATTGCCGAGGGTAGAGCTCGTGCATACGAGTCACGGTTACGTAGATCTGGGTACACTCGTATCTAATCAAGGTCCTTCATAAGCAGTGACTTTGACTTCTACCGTACAACCTCGATAAACTTTCTCGTTCACCATTCGAATCTTGTCAAAGGGAATGTCCTCAGCGTTCTTCCATACTCCAAGAATGCGCTTTTTTCTGACACGGCCCAATGAATTGATGATTTGAACTTCTACAATATTGCGAGTATTAAGCATTCTTATCAACCGGGGCTTGAGTAGTTGAAGTGATAGTCTCATAAAGATTTTCAAATTCTTCATGCTCCTCAACTTCCTGGTTGAAAGTTTGTGAGTGATAGACTTTAATCATTTTACGAAAGACCCTCTTTGACACTTGCGGGTATTTTGCCGTAATGTCTTTGATTGCCTCTTTGATATAGTCACGCTCCCCCTCAATACGTGACATAGAGCTAGAAATTTCATGCAAAGCATCTCGAATTGTTTTTCGATCTGCGGGGTTACTAAAGATAATGCTCATTTTTTCTCCTATCGTCGCCTTTCACTAGACCCAAGTGTAGTCGGATCTGTATCATCTGTCAAGTATTGATAACCACCTTTGTTGTAAGCAATTGCAACACGTTTACTTTTTGCAATAATTGCTTCACGAACTTCTTCTGATTCCTTTTGCAAATTAAAAGGATCCATAATACTTTTTACACCTAATACACTTGGCTTACCTGAATCAACACTGGGAATGGCAAGCGTCTCCTCGTACCCGCGCCGATATGGTTTATTTTGAACCAGAGAACCGGACGGCTTGGATGGCTTTTTGCCAGAAGGATTTACACTTTGCAACCAACGATTGTATTCTTCCACTTCGCGCTTCGTTTTGCGGTTCGGCTTTTTTAAAGAGCGGGTGGTCGTATAAATCAGCATGCCATTCACCATTCAAAAATTGCATTGTAACATCGGCCCGAGTTTGTGTCAAGGATTCTTTTTGGGCCTTCCGCGCTTTTTTGGTGCAGGTTCCTCCGTTTGTTGTTTTTCTGCAACAGCGGCTTTCGGAGGTAAAAGGCCTGGAAAAGTTTCATTCACCAGATCATATGTAATAGATGAATACAAAGAGGTCATATTTTTATCTTTTACTGCACACAAAAGATCAGCCTCTTTTTCATTGATACTTTCTAGTAGTTGAATGAATAGCGTCTCGCTTTTGATCTTGTGAAGATTTTGAGGGGGGGTGATCCAAGTATACATTCTTCGCATCTCCTTATAGAGATTTGAATCTGCCATACCCATGGGAATTCCCGGACGCTTAAAAGGAGGAACTCCTTCAGGCAACTTCATGGTAATGTCTGGATGAAAGTTCATCTTCAACAAGTCGATGAGAACAGGGGAATTATTTTGCTTGAGGATTTCGATACGTTGCTGATTAGTTTCAGCTTTTTGTACCTTATCAAAAATTTCAGGAAGTAATAGGCGCATGTTAAAACTCCGATATAACTTCAAGCATCATTTTCATTCTATTTTGCATGAAGTAGTTCATTAGTTGACTACGATCTTTTTTGGGTTGTTGCACAAAATTATTTATAATCGAATACTTCACCGACATGGGAATCATTGAAAAGTCAACTAAAAGTTTATTACGCTCATAGTTTTTAACAAAGGCATCATCGGTTGGTAGCGTTGACGGATCCTTAATCCATGCATCCAACTTCTTTGTTTGAATAGGTTTCTGTCTGCGTCCTTCAACAAGGCAGTTGTCATCAGAAAAAACATTGGGCACTCCATCCCCCGAGTCGCCGCGAATGATGTGTTCAATTACATAATCGTCGGGTTTCCTCTCTGGTTTCACCATTTTCTTTTGAATAGGGCTAAACTGGCTTACATTCGAATACTTTTGCAATTGAATAAAGTCATGGTCGCCCGAGATGATGAGAAGAGGTTTGGGTTCTTCAAACATGCCTGAAGTTAGATCATTGGTTTGCGTCCATTCTGCTAAAGTGGCGATAATGTCATCCGCTTCAGCACCCTCAACTGAGATCACGGGATACGGAAAGTAGTCGTTCAATTCTTTCCGTACAGCAGACAAAGCATCAAAGATCGCTTTCCAGTCATATCCAGAGTCCTCCCTTTCCTTCTTTCGATTTGCCTTATAGTTGGGAAATACACCACGGCGCCAATAGTTACGATTGTCACATGCAATGACCAGCTCACCATACTTCGATCCGAACTTCTGTTTGTATCCGCGAATGGAATTTATGATCATATGGCGAATTAAAGGAAGATTTATTTCAACATCCTTTCTCCCTCCAAGCTCAGCCATCAAATTAGAGATAGCTGTCTGGGAATAGTCAATTATAATCATTTCATTGCTCTTAGAATTAAGGTATCTTCATTGAGACGACCGTTGCAAGGCATCTCAACTGCTTTGATGCTGTCCATGAATTTTCTTAGTTGCACTTTACCTGCTGCCATGAGTTCCTTTACTTGTTCAGCAGGTTTGCGAAGTGTCTTTTGACAAGACATATCAGGATCATAATTTTGTAGCGTTGTGCCTTTGACTTGTATACCCAAGGCACTATCGGTTCGATAAACGGACAACTTCCTTGTCTTGGTATTAAATAACCAAACTTGTTGTGCACCGACAATATTAGTGGGGGGAATAGAAGTGATTTGCAAATCTTCATCCCGCGGTTTATATTTGAGTGTCTTGACTTGTTGAGTCGGAGGTTTGACTTTCTTCTCTCGGGGCTTACGATTAGCTTTCTTGAACGCCGAATACTTTTCAGCATCTTCAAGAAACGAAGCCAGACGCTTAATAACTGCCATCAAATCTCGCTTGTTGAAGTTTGAATATCCTTCAGCAAGATCTTTATCTTTACCTTCATATGCTGCAACAAGTTCTCTTACTTTACTTTTAGTCCAAT